GGCGAACCCGGCAACGGGTACTTCCCTTATGGGGTCTTTCCTCGGTTCGGCAGCGGCAGGTACCGGGCTACTCGGAAAGTCTGCTATGCTGGCTATCAATTTGGGAGCCGGGAATCTGGCAGGCGGTGCATCCATGAGTACCGGCGCATTGGCGGCGACCGGGTTAGGAGCCGGAGCCGGAGCGGTTGCGGCTGGCGCTACGCTGATAAGCAGTGTGTTGGACGCATACAAAGCGGTTAAGTCCGATAACGCAGATGAAAAGAAAGCATACGGGGAATCAGCAGCCTGGAAAGCTGGCGGTGTTGCGGCTGGTGCTGCAGCTGGTGCGGCGATTGGCTCTATCATTCCGGGGATTGGAACGGCAGTAGGTGCTTTGATTGGTGCCGGTGTCGGTGGCATAGCCGGATGGATCAAGGGCAACAAGGTCAAAGAGGAATATCAGGAAAACGTAGAGGAAATGCAGAAAGAGGCGGAAAAGGCTCAAAAAGTATTTGAGGCTACCGGGCTGTCAATCGAAGATGTCAAGTTTAAGAATGAGGCGTTGACACAGGCAATGAATGATTCCGAAGTTTCGGCAGAACAGTTTGCGCAGATGTTCCAGGAAGAATGTGTGAATGTAGCAAAGGAGGCATTTGGAAATATTTCCCTGTCTCTGGCAGAGGTCAAGAAAGTGGCGAGTGAGATTACGTTTGCTGATATGGCTGAGGAACTGACAGAGTTTGCTCAAGCTACAGCAGAAACGGACGCAGCGCTTAATAATTTACGGTCCTCTGTTATTTCTCTGAAAAAGGAGAATTGGAAAGTAAGTCTTGGCATGGAATTATCCGAGACTGATAAGGATGGTTACAAGGGGGCGATTGAGAATTTCATCAGCAATGCACAGACGTTCATTGATGATAACCACTATGAGGCGACGGTGGCATTAAAGCTCCTGACTGGCGGAGAGGCAGATACTTCCGGGCTGGATAGTTATTACGGAGGTCTAAAGAGCCAGGTCGAGGATTTGGGTACTCAGCTGAAAGATGCAATGAATATCGCCCTGGAGGACAGCGTTATTACGTTGGACGAGGCGGCAGAACTGGAAAGTCTGCAGGAGCAGATTGCGGCAATTACAAGCAAACTGACAGAGGCTAAGACAGATGCGGAAATGCAGGCATTGCAGATTAAGTACAATGGCGCAGCTCTGGATATGGATAGTTTTAATGCTCTGCAGGAAGAGCTACAAGCGAATATTGCATCTGCATCCGAACAGTATGAGAGCACTCTGACATTGACGCTTACTAACCTGAATTTACAGTTGGCAGACGGAGCGATTACCCAGGAAGAATACGACAAGGCGGTTGCGGAGGCAACGGATGGATATTATGCAAATATCAGCAAGCTGAATGCGAGGGTGGTAGACTTCAACCTGGAGAGCATTGCATCGGCATGGGGCGAGAAAATGGATGGAATACTGCCACAGCTGCAGGGGACGACGCAGGAAAAGCTGAATGAGGCTCTAAATGCTGCCTTATTGCAACACCGGGATGTATCGGAATGGACTCCAGAAAATATGATCGCTTGGTTTGGACTGGATAAGTTGAATTTAGACACGGTAGAGCAGTCCGTTATAGCAAATGAGTTGATTAAGACAGCGTTGACAGTACCGGAAGGAGCCAAAGATGCAAGGCTGCGAGAGGAATTCCAAGCTGCAGGAGCGACATTAGGAACTTCGCTGAACGAGGGTGTTTCGACAAGTTTGCTTGGTGCATCACCGTTTTTGAGGTCAAATCTACAGATGGCACTAATTGCGGCAATAGAGACACCATTTTCCGTAAGCCCTTCAGTAAAGGTGGCGCCAAACTATAACTGGACGTTACCGGACACATCTTCACATTCCCACGGAGGAGGAGGTGGAAGAAAATTTGCCGCAGGCGGTTATGCAAGTGGTGGTCCACAACTGTCATGGCTGTCAGAGGAGGGCTATGGGGAGTTTGTAATCCCGACGAATCCGAGCCGCAGGGCCAGGGCGCTGGATTTGTACCAGCAGGCAGGAGTTGCATTGGGCGTGTCTGCTTATGCAGACGGAGGCTTTGTGGGAGGCTCAAATTTGAGCGACAATGCGACAGATTATAATTTATTCACTGGAGCAAATAGAAACGTAGCCACAGCCTATAATGAACCCACAGAGGGTAATTACAACGGGGAAACAGCTCCAACATACGAGTCTGTTTCTGCTGGCAGGGAAGATAGTTCTGGCATACCGCCAGTACAGGTTCATGTAAGCCTGCAGCCGGAGTTTGTAATCAAAGGCGGTGACGGACAGAGTGAAGAGGACATTATGCAGGTAATCCGACGGCATCTAAAAGAGATGGCTGACGAGCTGGGCGGGGAAATAGCAGCTAACCTGAGTGAAGTGTTTTCCAATATGCCATTGAAGGAGGCGTAAGCTATGAATATTAGATTGATTCCTACCGGGAGCGGTTCAAAGTTTACGTTTCCGGCATTGCCGGAAAAAGTGCAGGGCAAGTATGGGGCAAAGTACCAGAGTTTTGACATCATATCTCAAGGAACCGTAAAGGTTCCAAAGGGAACAGATGTGGCAGAGTTTTCGTGGGATGGAGTATTTTTCGGAAGGTCAAAGAGAAAAGAGGCAATCGTCAAGACATCGAATTGGCAGGAGCCGAATGAGTGTGTGAAAATCCTGTACGACTTCATGAAAAACGAGACAGTTCTGAATCTGATTGTGACGGAAACGTGGATTAACGTGGATGTCACGATTTCCTCATTCCAGCCGAGGCCGACCGGTGCCTTTGGAAATGTAGAGTATTCCATAACATTTGTGCAGAAAAAGGCATTGAAGATTTACACCACAAATGAGCTGAAAATTGCTGCATTTGTAAAGAAAACTAAGCCAAGGAATGATCCGGGTGATTCTTCCGGAGGCGGTGGAAACTCCTATACGGTTGTAAGCGGCGATACCCTGTGGGGCATAGCGGCTAAGAAGTTAGGGAGCGGCAGTAAGTGGACTTCTATTTATGATGTCAATGCCAGCACAATCGAGGCAGAGGCGAAGAAACACGGAAAAGCCAGCTCTGATCACGGTCACTGGATATGGCCGGGAGAAGTTCTGACGATACCGGAATAGGAGGCTGCTATGATTGATTTGTCAAAAATCAAATACCGTGTAGTAGTAATGGACGAAAAAGGCAACCAGTACAATATTAGGGATTTTATCCAGAATCTCGGCTGGGAAGAGAATGAAAAAGAACTTTCGGTTCGATCTTCATTTACGGCGAAGAATGATAAAACGTCGCAAGGGTACCTGTCGAGTATCATCAAGCCGGGATGTCTGATCGGTATTTTTGCAACGGATGGCGGTTCGCTGGACGTGGAAGTAGCCAGAGGATATGTAGAAACGTGGAATCCGATAGAAAAAAACAGCGGGCATAGCCTGAAATGCACAAATTATGACGAGCTTTATAAGTTGCAGAAAAGCCAGGACAACCGATATTTTCCTTCCGGTACCGGTACAAGGTCGGCAATCCAGGGAATATTTGATGATTGGGAGATTTCGCAGGGAGAATATGAGGGGCCAAACGCCTCTCATGGAAAACTGGTCTATAATAACAAGTATTTGTCAGACATTATACTGGAGTTGCTGGATGATGCGGTAAAAAAAGGAGAAGAGAAGTGTATCATTAGGGCGTCAAAGGGTTATACGAGTGTTATTCCGAGAGGCAGCAACAAGACAGTGTATGTTTTCAAGGCAGATAATTCACAGTCGTTCAGCCAGATAATCAGTACCGCAGATCTCATTACAAGGGTAAAGGTGGTGGGGCAGGCGAACGATGACGGAAACCGAAGCGTAGAGGCTACTGTGAACGGAGTGACAAAATACGGCATCCGGCAGAGAATTTACACAAGAGGATCAGATGAAACACTGGGTGATGCGAAATCAGCAGCGCGGAAATTGCTTGATGGAGATGGCAAAATCCGAAAGGAAATGACCGTGCAGAGTCCAGATGTTCCATTTATCCGGAAAGGCGATCTGGTTTATATTATGAGCAGTTCGGCGTCTGATTACTATTATGTGAAGAGCATCCAGCATAATGCAGATGTATACAGCATGACGATGGAGCTGGAATATGCGGAACAAAAAACGCAAGGAGATGGTAATAGTATCTCAGAGAAAAAGAAGCGCAATGTGGGTGATGTCGTGAATTTTCATGGCGGCACCCACTATGTCAGCAGTTATCCAGGCGCAAAAGGGTATAATGCGAAAGCG